CCCACAATTGCCACGTCAGGCACAGATCAAAACATTTGGTTCTCTGCGGTAAATACATCAATGGAGTAATGATTAATGGACACTACTGAAATTGAAAAAAAGAGTCTGGAAGCCCACGTTGAACTGTGCGCAGAACGCTACAAGTTGCTGGAGCTCAAACTGGACTCTTTGGAAACAAAAATTGGTAACGTAGCTGATAACATGGCTGCACTTCGTGTCATGATGGAAAAATCCACTCAAAAAAGAACTGATCAGCTGCTGAGCTGGGGCATAGGAATTATTGGTGTGTTGCTGGGCACTATAGGCTGGTTGGCAACACATTACATACGGACGTTATGATACAAAAACAACAGCAAAAACTTGACCGTTGGGCTGAACGTGAACTCAAACGTCATGTGAACCAGATGATACTGACCGATGAAGACGGTGCTGTGATTGTGTTTGGCAAGTATCGTATTGTAACTGAATCAGACTGTGCTAGAGTCTATTCCTGGGACCGCGAAATAAGCCGGTTTACCAACAAACGTGTGGCCATGAGCTGGTGTACAGCAGACATACAACACCAGTACGGGCTATGCAACATGATCATGATTCTAGACCGCAAAAAACAAACACTGGCTGCTGACATATACTGCCGTAGCACTGTGGGCAAACAAAGCCGCAGCGAAGATTTCTACGAAATAGCAACTACAAAAATTCAGCCAAAAATAGCTCAGTACAATTTGGTAAGTACTGAACTGGAGAAATGTGTAAACCAGGCTAAATACATACAGATTAGAGGATTCAACAATGAAACTGACAGAACTATCGGCACCTAAGCCATCAAAGCAAATAGCCAAAGTATTCGAAAGTTACTTTGGTTCACGTATTAGTTTTGACCAACTTACTCGTGGCCAAACCAAACAGATGCTGACTCGTGTGCGAGGAGTATTGGGTGAGCATCGTGCCACCGCTGCACGCCACACCAGCGAGCGTGACCCAAAATACTTGCAATTGGTAATGATGGAGCAAGCTCTATCCAGCCGCTTGCACGAAGAGAATTTGCCAATTGCACCTGCTGGTACTGCACCTGTTGCTGGCGCTGCTGCACAGCCCAAGCCTGCTGCACCCGGCACTGCTGCCAAGGATCCCAAAGTTGATGCTGCAATTAAAAAATCTGCTGCTGGACAAACACTCAACCCCGAAGAACAAAAACTCGTGGCCGGCGCTGCTATGATGGCCGCCGAAAGCCGTTTGCGCCGCGCAATGAAACGCCTAAACGAAAGCGAAGTTCAGCAAGCTCAAGTTGTGCTGGCTGCACAAGACATGGTGGACAAAATGCAAGGCATGCTGGAAGATGTTACAGAATTACAATTCAAAGAACTGCCAGCTCTGGTGGATTCAATCAAGAATCAAGTGGGCATAGAACAAGCTCAACAATTCAATACCGATGCCACTGCTGCACTCAGCGGTCTGGTTGGCAATCTGCAAGGTGCCAAACAACAACTGGACACTGCATTGAATGTGGTAACTGGACAAGCTGCCCCTGGCGGCGCTGTTCCTGGAGCAGCGGATGCTGCCATGGCCGGTGCTGACATAGGTGCTGCTGGTGCTGACATGGCTGCCGCCGACGATCTAGGTGCTGATGCTGCTGTGGCTGACATGGCTGCTGCTGACATGGCTGCTGAACCTCCTGCTGCGGCACTTGGACGAGCACGTAGATAATGCGCATAGATGAAGTTGCTTCATCTACACCAGATCCCAACGCACTGACGGGTCTGGTGGCTTTTCTAAACGGTCGTGCCAACGATACCAACGCACAAAAACAAATCAGTCAAGCAGCATTTATTAGTCTGGCACAAAGCCTAGACATCAATGTCAATGCTCAAAATCTAGGCGATCTAATTGGGCAGACCCCATTGAGTAATTTGTTAGAACCCCTGGATCCCAATTCGGGTGTGATCACTTTCAAAGGTGCCGAAACTGGCCCAACTGCCATGCCAGTTGACCGAGCACAGGACATTGTTGCTGCTGCTGCCAAGTCAGCAATGAAACGCCCAATGTAATCAAACTGGTTGACTGGTTGGCCCATTGGTAGTATAATCAATATAAGGAACCAGTATGGCTTATTCAGAAAAAGTAGTTGATCATTATGAGAACCCACGCAATGTAGGTTCTTTCTCTAAGGAAGACACAGATGTAGGAACCGGCATGGTGGGCGCTCCTGCCTGCGGTGACGTGATGAAACTGCAAATCAAAGTCACTGACGGAGTAATCACAGATGCAAGATTTAAAACATACGGTTGCGGCAGCGCGATTGCGTCAAGTTCGCTTGTTACTGAGTGGGTCAAAGGACGTACCCTTGAGCAGGCGGAAACGATCAAAAATAGCGAAATTGCTACTGAGCTTGCCCTTCCCCCTGTTAAAATTCACTGTTCAATACTTGCGGAAGATGCCATCAAAGCGGCAGTAGCTGACTACCGGATCAAACATGATCTTGTTCACTGACACCGCCCGAACCAAAATCAAAAGATTGTTAGAAAAACGCGGTGGCATAGGCATCCGCCTGGCGGTAAAAACCACCGGTTGCTCGGGACTGGCCTATGTGTTAGAATATGTTGATACACAATCCAGTGACAACAGTACCATAAATTATGTTCAGCCTGATTTTGCTGTGCTGGTAGATAAAAAACACGAAGTATATCTTGATGGCATGACTGTGGATTATGTTCGCCAAGGCCTCAATGAAGGGTTTGAATTTTCAAATCCCAACGAACGTGACCGTTGTGGTTGCGGAGAAAGTTTTAGAGTCTAAATGATAGTCAACCGATACAACTACACACCCATCAATAGAGAAACCATAGACGGCAAGCGACACTACTGCCTGCCCGACGGCAGCAAGGTACCCAGTGTGACCACAATCCTGGATCGCACCAAATCAGAAGAAAAACGTCAAGTCTTGGCCAATTGGCGCAAGCGAGTAGGCGAGCAAAAGGCACAAGAAATCACCACAGAAGCTGCCAATCGAGGCACACGCATGCACAGCTATCTAGAGCACTACATGCTGCATGATGACATGAAACCCTTGCCTGGCAATCCCTTTGCTCACCCTAGTTGGTTCATGGCAGCAGAAGTTATTCTGCAAGGCCTGTGCCATGTGAATGAATTTTGGGGTGCAGAAGTTCCTGTTTATTATAGTGGGTTATATGCTGGTACCACGGACTGTTTGGGTGTGTGGAAAGGCCGCCCCGCTATCATGGATTTCAAGCAGACCAATAAGCCCAAAAAGCGTGAATGGATTGATGATTATTTTGTGCAGTTGGCAGCATATGCAGCAGCACACAATGAAACCCACGGCACAACCATTGATTGCGGCGTTATTTTAATGGCCCAACAGCCCGATGTGCTGGCCGACGGCAACTTGGGCAAGCCCGTGTACACAGAGTATGTGATTGAAGGCGATGAGTTTGCACACTGGAACAATGAGTGGATGAAACGAGTTGAGCAGTACTACGCCACACGCTAAATATGTGATACTTCAAGGACTATCATCGTGGCAATTGTACAAATCTCCAGAATAACTCAAAGAAAAGGTCTTGCAACTGACCTACCACAGCCCCTGGCTGCTGCTGAACTAGGGTGGGCAATTGATGATCGCAAACTCTACATTGGCAACGGCACCATTGCTGAAGGTGCTCCAGTCATTGGCAACACCGAAGTACTGACTGAATTTAGTGATATTCTTAGCTACGCTACTGAATACACCTATCAAGGTGCCGCAGCAGGATATGCTGTGCAAACTGGTGCAACCAACGGAACACCTGAGAGTCAAAGTCTACAGTCAAGACTGGACAGTTATGCAGTAATCACTGACTTTGGAGCCACTGGCGACGGAACCACAGATGTTACAGCAGACATCAATCGAGCATTTTATGAAATATATTGCCGTGAAGTAAATCCGCAAATTCGTCGCAGTATATTTTTCCCTGCTGGCGTATACATTATCACAGACACCTTGTTGATTCCGCCTTTCTGCAAATTGTACGGTGAAGGCGCACAGTCAACCATCATCAACTTTCAAGTGCAGACCTGGACCAACACCATTGCGTATGCATCGGGTGTGCTGGTTTATGACGCCGGCACCGCTGCCTACTACCGAAGCCTGGCTGCTGTGCCCATTGGCACAGCCATTGGATCTGCCACATACTGGCTGGCAGAATCATTGCCAGCCTACATGGCAAGAACCACAGACAGTCTACAACAAACTGGACTGAACATTGGATCCAACAGCGCCTTGCAGCCAGGGTCAGTTGAAATTTCAGGCATGAGATTTGTAACAAATCAAACGGAA